CTGCGACAATGGACGCCCCCCGCCACGCGGGGAAGACGGCATTTGCCGTAGTTGCAACTTGTGGTGTTGTTGGTGCTACCACATTGGTATGTGCACTCTTACAGGAAGTTTCTCTTCCAGCTGCAATCGGGTTATCCTGGTTTGCCACAGGGCTGAGCCTCTGGCTCCGCTTGTCTTATTTACTGCTACCTAAATTTTCATATAGCAGTTGGAAACATCTGCGTGATGCTTTCCGCCGTGACGAGTTGCCGGACTACCCCATCCGGCCGTCAGCGCATTCCCACCCCCGTGCCGCAGCCGATCGATCTCGTTGTTCCCAATGGATCAATGATTTCATCTGGCGTAACGGTTACCAACCCTACTCCGTCTCCATGTCCAACCGTGACATCGATGATGGTTTAGCTGGTCAGCGACATCGTTATGTCGCAAAGGATTATGCTTTACCGGTCGTCGATGACCCCATCAGTCATCGCGACGTGTTGAAGTTTGTCGACGTCGACTATTACATCGAGCCCCATCAACTGTTCGAGCCTTGTCGACCTGTCCTGCTCTACACGTTCCATGCCATACGACCGGCTGGCAAAATCCCTGATGGTTACTACACATCCACCGGTAACGTGCTCACCGTTACCTATGGTGGCGGAGCCACCTACCGCCACCAGGTATGGAATTACTTCACAGATCACGTAGTTTACCATCACCGTTGCGGTACAAGCGTGTGGTCGGTTGACACGCGCCCCACTGATGACCGTCACATCTTAGTGCTCCTAACGCCTATCGCCTTTGTTCCTTTCAAATGGCTTGACGGGCCGCAGTTTGAGCGCAAGCAGTATTGCGGCGACTTCCAATGGACACGAAGTTACCGCGGGGCCGACGCCTTCTATCACATGGCGTATGCTGGTAGCACACACTGTGTTACCGTGGCCGAGAGCACCCTTCGCGGCATGTTGGTCCGGTACGACCAGGCCAAACTGCCTTCATTGGCTGACTTTGAGCGTGTTCTCAATCATACTGCGGACAAGCGTGCTGTTGTTAACGCTCCGTTTTTGTTCCAGAACGTAGAGCTCGTGAGGAAAATGTTGAATCAAGCGCGGATGATGCCTGTTGAGATTGATCCCCTCAACTATCAGGCACCGGGGCCCCTTGTTTACGAGGATGCCGCCCCTACAGCCTCAACGGCTTGCCCACCGCTCGCCGACGGTGCTGTCGCGCCGGGGAAGTCCTTCAACAACGACACTCAGTGTGTTGAAGAGCGCCTCACGAAGATTAACAACACAAAGCAGCCCCCTCCTTTTGTCCAGAAGTGGGTTCGGGAGTTTATTATGTCGTTGGTACCCCCCCACATTCGTGGCACCGTCCGGCCGTGGAACATTGAGAGCGTCACTGATGCTCAGAACCGCCCCTCGCAACGCGCTAGCTGGCAGCGCGTACTTAACTGGATCCCATTTGTTAAGTTCGAGGTGCAGTCATTTCAAAAGGCCGAAACATATCCCGATGTTAAAGCTCCCAGGAACATTTCCACCACGCCCGCCAGCCACCGAACACTCTACGGCTCATATATCTACGCCATTTCCGAGCACATCTTGAAGCCCCAACCTTGGTACGCTTTTGGACGGAATTTGGCCGAGATCGCGCACCGTGTGCACCAGGTTTGTCGCGCTAGCCAGTTCGTTGTGCCAACTGACTTTTCCGCTTTCGATGGCACCCACTCGGAATACATGGTCTCTATGGAAGAGTTTCTCGGAGACCTTCTGTTTCACCCCGAGGTTCGAAGAGAGTGGAGAAGTCTATTGCGATGTCAGTACAACGCGAAAGCAAAGACTCGCTTCGGAGTACGCTACTCAACCAACCACACCCGGTTGTCTGGGTCAAGCGATACGTCCGCATTCAACACATTGGTCAACGCTACTGTCGCCTACTGCGCCGCCCGCCTCGACGGGCGAACCCACGAGCAAGCTGTGGGGATACTTGGTATCTACGGAGGCGATGACGGTCTCACACCTGATATACCAGAACATCAGTACAAGCGAGCCGCCGAGCTATTCGGAGTCAAACTCAAATTTGAGGTCCGCCGACCCGGAGACACAGTCGTCTTCCTTTCCAGGGAATTCCTCGATCCTTGGACGACCCCGAACTCCATCACAGACCTCCAGCGAGCGATCCGCAAGTGCCACGTTCAATGTAACCGTGGATATACACCCGAAGCCGCACTCATCAATCGTGCGCTCGGATATTTGGTGAC